CTTTAGATTTTAGTAAAGCACTTTTTTTAGGGGCAAATAGGGACCATGGGAAAACGAGGACCAGAACCTAAAAATCCAAAATTAACAATACTCGATGCTTCGGCGAAACGGTTCCCTAATCCTCCCCCCGGTATGACTCCATCGGCCCGAACAGTATGGCACAGAGTAGTAAAGGCCCATCTGTGGGATTATTTCAAACCTCAACATTATGATTTGTTACGGGTATATTGCGAAGCTTCATCCCTCCATAAAAAGGCAATCAAGGAATTAAAAGATGGTGGAGAAGTTATCACTCAGGATAACGGAGTTATGAAAGAAAATCCATGGGTTGGAATAATGGACAAAATGGCCGGACGTATGCAGGGATTGAGCGTGAAACTCCAGATCACAAAAAACGCGACTATATATGGCCATGGAAACCACGAATTTCAGGAAAAACCAAAGAGCAAAAGGGAAGGATTACTTTTCAATGGCAAATGATCATATGAATTTTGATAGGGCCAAAAAGGTTATCAGGTTTATAGAAACTCTGAAAATTCCGGAAGGGATGCACCAGGGACAACCATTCCGTTTGCGCGATTTCCAAAAAGACATTATCACGCCAGTTTATGCCCCAGCAGATGAAGTAGGAAACCGGGTGGTTAGAAAGGCCATTTACTCGGTATCAAAAAAAAATGGAAAGACTCCGCTTATATCCGGTATAGGTCTTGCACACCTTGTTGGACCTGAAGCAAAAAGAAATGAGCAGCTATATTCTGCAGCATATGAAAGAGACCAGGCAGCCATAACTTTCAGGTATATGAAACAGATGATTGAAATGGATGAAGAACTTTCCGACCTACTGAATATTAAAACAGCCACTAAAGAAATTGAGAACAAATCAAGTGGATCTGTTTTCAAGGCGTTGTCTTCAGAATCAAAATCAAAACATGGTCTGGGGCCGGCCCTCCTAATTTTTGATGAACTTGCACAGTTCGGAGCCGATAGGGAATTTTACGACACTCTTATCCAGGGCCGTGGAGCGCATACCGAACCGTTGTTGTGGATCATATCAACACAAGCATCTGATGACCTGGCAGTGCTCTCACAAGAAATTGATTATGCTCAAAAATACGGGGACACAGATCCCACGGTAAAATTATTTTTCTTTACGACACCACCGGACGCGGAAATCATGGACAAGGAGTCTTGGAGAATCTCAAATCCTGCCCTTGGTGATTTTTTAAGCGAAGCGGACATGCTTGAGGCAGCCAGGACAGCAAACTCAATGCCAAGTGCTGAATCTGGCTTTAGAAATTTGAGATTGAATCAAAGAACATCAAGCACAGAAAGATTTATGCCAAAAAGCGTATGGGATGACAATAACGCTGAGCCCGATGAAGATGGTCTTGTGAATGGACGGGTCACAGCAGGTCTTGATTTGTCCGGGAAGAATGATTTGTCGTCACTTGTTTTAGATGGATACCTTGATGGAGTGCACCACATTTTTCCTTATTTCTGGACTCCGCTTGATGGTGTGAAAGATCGGGAGAAGAGAGATAAAGCCCCATACACGCTATGGATTAAAGAGAATTATCTGATAGCCAAACCAGGGAAAACAATCAATTACCGATGGATTGCCCGGCAAATAGTTGAAATTCACTCGAAGTATGACATCAAAGAGTTGAGATTTGACAGATGGCGCATAGAGGATTTGGAAAAAGAATTGAATGATATTGGGTGCACTACATATATTAAAGACAAGGAGGACCCGCCGGATTATGACTCCTTGTGTCTTGTCCCTCATGGCCAAGGTTTTAAAGACCTTTCCCCGGCGATTGAAGCGGTAGAAGATATTTTTATAAGTGGTACAGCCCGGCATGGTGGCCATCCAGTCCTTACAATGTGTGCAGCTAACGCAGTCGTTCAAAAAGATGACGCAGGGTCAAGAAAATTTACCAAGTCAAAATCAACTGGCAGGATAGATGGAATCGTTGCAATGGCTATGGCCTTAAATGGTGCGGAACTCCCGGAAGAAGACCATGAACCAGAGCGCAGCAGATACGAAGACGACAACTGTGAGGTGTTTGCCATATGAAAGCCATAATAGAAAACTTATTTGAGATAATGCTTTTTATCGGCATTATGGGCCTTTTCTCAGGCGTATTCATGGCATACGGTCCAGCAATGGCACTGATGACCACCGGCGGGATAACAATCATTTTCTCAATTTCAATGATATTTTTTGAAGCAATTGCAATAAAGCGGGGCTAATTTGGGACTATTTTCTAAAAAAATATCAAAAAGAATCCACCCGGGCGGCACCGTCAATTGGACTGAATATTTTCACGGAACATCCAGTTCTAAGTCCGGGGCCACAGTAACCGAAAGCACCGTTATGGGCTTACCTGCAGTGTGGGCCGGAGTCAATTTCATTTCAACCACTAAGGCGGCGCTACCACTGCACGTCCACCGGAAAACAGTAAACGGCAGCGAGATAGCCACCGGCCATATTGTTGACAAGATTCTCAGCGTTAGGCCGAACCCATATCAAGACCCATTTAAATTCATAGAGACATGCTGCAATTTTGAACTCTTGACCGGGTTTTGTTATTGCGAAAAAATATACACCGAATCTGGCAAGTTGTCCGCATTATTCCCCATCCCCACATGGAGAGTCGAGGGGCCTATTGATCATGAGGGTGAAAGATTTTACCGGGTAACATTGAAAACCGGCCAGGCTAAATATCTGCCAGAGAATAAAATGCTTAAAATCGAAGGCCCATATGGTGGTGTGTCTATCCTGGGGCTTATGAAAGAAACTTTTGGCTTATCCCTTGCCATTGATGAATTTGCGAACAACTTTTTTGGACAGGGGACAAACCCGGGCGTGGTGATTAAGCACCCAAAAACTTTGACACCGGATGGGCAAAAGAAATTACAGACAAAACTCAGAAATATATATTCAGGTTTGGGAAGTTCATTCCGGCTGATGCTTTTAGATGAGGGAATGGAAGCACAAAAACTTTTACATTCCCTGGAAGAAAATCAACTTATTGGTTTGAAGCAATTTCAAATCACTGATGTGGCCAGGATTTTGAATTTACCGCCACATATTTTAAAGGATTTGTCCAAAAGTTCATTCTCAAATATTGAAACTCAGTCAATTGAACTGGTAATTTACAGCCTGCTCCCCAGGGTGAAGCGGTATGAGTCGGTTTTCAACACTTTTTTACTCGAACAAAAAGACCAGGGCGAATATTTTGTCAAATTCAACCTTAAAGGGTTGATGCGTGGAGATGACGCAGCCAGGGCCGAGTTTTACACCAAGATGCGGCGGTTAGGTATTTATTCAATTAATGATATCAGGCGGCTTGAAGACGAAAATTCAATAGGAAAAATTGGTGATCAGTACCATATCAGTGCTGATTTGATCCCCCTGGATATGGCCGGGGTTAAATCAGAACAAAAATCAATACTCAAATCACTGGTTGATGCTCCTGAAACGGCTTTTACGTCCAAACGAGCAGAATATCTGCCATTATTTGTGGATGCACTCCAGGGTGTTGTAAATCGGGAAGTTGCAGCTATTAAGAAAAATATCAAGTCTGATAATTTTGAAAACTGGCTTGATGATTTTTATGAAAACCTCCCCGAAGTGATCAGACAAAAAACCGAGACTACTATAAAAGCCTTTTCGATTGGATGTATGGGCGGCGATCACCGTTTTGACGTTGAGAATTATATGGAGATTTTTTCACACCGGTTTGTAAATGAATCCATTGATTACGTTTTAAACACGGCTAACCCAGACGCACTCTTTGATAATATGAACAGATGGCATGAATCAAAAGCGCAGGACGAAGCGGAAAAAATGATAAGCGATCTTGAAAACCGTTTCCAGGTGATCAAATGAGCGAAGACACCAAAAAATTAAAAGAAGAAATTAAATATTTGAAATCACAGGTTCAGCAGTTGAAAGAAAAAATAAGAAGCATGGAAAAAACCGGCAACAAATCATGGATGCCCGACAGGAGAGAACGATGAATAAAAAGATTGTTGGTGAAAAATTAACCAGGGCCGTCAATATTGGTGCCGTGGTTGATGAAGAGGCAAGGACAGTTGAAGTATCACTCTCATCTGAACACCCGGTGCATAGGTGGGACGGTGACGAAGTTTTGATACACGAGAAGGAAGCCATCGACCTGTCAAGGTTTCCCCTTCCCCTCTGTGTAGCCCATGAAACGTACCGAGGCGTCAACATTGGATTGATTGAAGATCCAAAAATAGTTGACAAGAAACTCCGAGCAACCTTGCGATTTGGGGAACGCCGGGAAGCCAATGATTACTGGATTGACACTAAGAATGGGATTGTTAGAAACTTGTCAATCGGTTACCAGATCCAGGCCACCGACGACCAGGACAAAGGGACTTATCGGGTTACGAAATGGATGCCTTATGAAGCATCTCTTGTATCAGTGCCGGCAGATCCCACCGTGGGTGTGGGCAGATCACAAGATGAAGCCATAAATCATGACCAGATGGTCAAAATTGTAGCTGATGCACTCGAAAAAGAAAAAACCCGAGAGAATCCCGATGATTCAGAGGGCGAAGAACAAGAAGAACAAGCGGAAGATCCGATGATTGACCCGCAACTGTCAAGAAAAGTGGCTATCAAAGAAAAATTAATCATTATGGAGACATAAATAATGAAGACCAACGAATTGAAGGAAGCCCGTGCCTTGCTCGTAACTGAGCAACGCCAGCTTGTTGACCTTGCGGACACCGAAAAACGGGATTTTACCGCAGAAGAGACAGAAAAGTACGAAAAGATTGATGTGGATTTTGATGACCTGACCACCCAGATCGTGGATGCTGAAAAACGTGATGCCGATAAAGTTGAACGTCTTCGCGCATTGGACGAACGGGAATCACTGTTTGACAAAAAAGACCCCGAACAAGAAGATAACACCGAAGAGCGGATGGGTCTTTTTAATCGGGCGCTGGTCAACGGTGTTAGTTCCCTGTCAAACACGGAAGTTCGGGCACTGTCAGCAGGCACAGACGTTGAAGGCGGGTATATTGTCGCTCCTGAGCAGTTTGTCAACAAGCTGATTAAAGGTGTGGACGATATGGTCTACATTCGTCAAAAAGCAACGGTTATCCCGGTAGCTATGGCCACAGAGCTTGGTGTGCCGACACTTGAAGCAGACCCGGACGATGCCGACTGGACAACCGAACTCGGGACAGGTAGCGAAGATTCCACTATGTCTTTCGGCAAACGGTCTCTGAAGCCCAGACCTGTCGCAAAAAGAGTGAAAGTTTCTGAGCAACTCCTCCGGCAAGCACTGCAGTCAGCAGACTCGTTGGTACGAAGCAGGCTTGAATATAAGTTCGCAATCACACACGAGAAAGCATTCCTCACAGGCACCGGCTCCAGTCAGCCTTTGGGAATTTTTACCGCGTCTGACAACGGTATTCCCACCTCCCGGGACGTTTCCGCAGATAATACCACCACTACTATCAAAGCAGACGGGCTCATTAATACCAAATATGCCTTGAAAGCACAGTATCACAAAACAGCCGAGTGGATTTTTCATCGTGACGCTGTAAAAATGATCAGAAAGCTTAAAGACGGTAACGGTGATTATATCTGGAAACAGGGACTCGGAGACAAAACCGACACCATCCTTGAACTGCCATATTCCATGTCCGAATATGCACCGAACACTTTTACTACCGGTCTGTATGTGGGTATTCTGGGCGATCTTTCCTTTTACTGGATCGCTGATGCTCTGGATATGCGGATTAAAGTTTTGAATGAGCTTTACGCAGAGACAGGTCAAATTGGGTACATTGGCCGGATGGAATCAGATGGGCAGCCGGTAATGGCTGAAGCATTTGCCCGCGTAACGCTGGCATAAGGGAGATAAAAAAATGAATTTTCAAACAGATGAAGAAGTCAGGGAATGCCTGGCAGCAATCACGGCTGCAAGCAGCACTGACAGCAACACAGACATCATTGACATGAGCGGGTACACCGGGGCCACATTTATTGTGCCCATTACAGACTCAGTAGATACTGGGGTGGCCACCATGACAATCGAACAAAGCACTGCCAATGCAGATGGAGCTATGGCGGCGCTTTCGGGGGCCACAGCCACAGCAACCAGCGCGGCTGATGGCGACCTGAATAATACTCTTTTGATGATCACTATTGACCATCCTAAAGAGAGATATATTCAAGCTGTTCTCACCTCTGCCATTGCCAATATTGCCTATGGAAACACCATTGTGATTCTGCATGGCGCTACACATCTGCCAGTGTCTGAACACGCATCAATTCAGGCCGGAACTTTTGTGATTTCACCGGCTGAAGCATAAACCGTTTCTTAAATGAATACTCCGGGGGAGCGATCTCCCGGGGGCAACCAACGGAGAATTAAAAAATGAGTTATTACCAACCAAAATGCTACCGAACAGAAGGTGGAGACAAAACAGTAATAGCATCCGGCGGCACCCTTGCCATGGAACCCGGTTCTTTCATCCAATTTGCAAACCCCACCGGCGCATCAGATTATTTTGTTGATGGCAATGTATCCACAACCGGATCAGGGACTATTGATTCCCCATACAAAACCATTGCCGAGGCCATTGCAGCAAGCGATATCAGTATTGCGCTTACAGCAAACAGATGGTGGGCCAGGAGAAATAGAATTTTTGTCATGGGTGATACTTTGACCGAAACCCTGGTCAAATTCCCCACAAAGTGCGACGTGATCGGCCTTGGATCTTATGATGCCAACACCCAGCCCGGCATTGTCGGACACCATGCCCCTGTTGGCGAATCCTACGGAACCCGTTTTTTCAATATCAAGTTTAACGGCGTAGCCACGGCAACCCCGGTCTTTACCCTCACCAGCGAAACGTCCGGTCTGCAACTCCAGAGCTGCACCCTTGACGGAAACGCCGGAACAATGACCATCGGGGTTCAGGCCACGGCAAGCCCCTTCCTTGTTATCAACGACTGTGATTTTGTCGGAACTTTCGTGACTTCATACCTCACTTTTGGCACCGGCCAGGCGGGAAGAACGAGAATCACAAACAACCGGATGCTCGGCACAGCGGCCAAGGGTATTGTGGCAGGTTCTGGTATGACATCATCCTGGACCCCATTAATTGACGGTAATATTGTTCATGCAACTGGGTTAACTATTGATGACGATGCGGATAAGTTCTCCTGCGTTAATAACCGCCTGATCACATCAGCCAACATTGCCACCACCACAGCCGGGTATGATTTTAATTTGGCATTGGCGTGTGGGAATATCTTGACAGGCCTGAATGGTGTGGCAGCGACGGTTCCGTTTGCCGTAACTGCGGAATAAGGGGGTAAACCATGGCTGATGCCATAGTGGTAAAAAAAGAAGAGTCCGCATCATGGGTGAAAAAAGTAAAGTTCACCATAACCAGCGCCACCGATGGCTCAGCCACCGCCACCACCGCCGAAAGCTA